CGGACTGCGCGACGGTGCCGTAGGGGTCGAACTGGAAGACCTGCCCATCGGCCACGGATGCGAGGAACTCGCGGAACTGGTCCGCGATCGGGTTGGCGTAGGGGATCGTGCGGATCTGCCAGACGATCTTCTCGCCGAAGTACAGCGTTTCGCTGGCACCGTCGAGCGACTCCGGCTGCTCGCGTAGCAGGGAGAAGGATCGATCGGCAGAGACGAGCGTCATGGGCAGCGTGTAGACGATGCCCACGGCATGGCCTGCCGACAGTCGCCGGCGGGCGATGTACTCTGCGAATGCCATCTCAGCTTCCTGCTCGAATCTCGATGGCCTGGCGGGAGCCGGCCGGGAAGATCACAACGTCGCGGTCGGCTTCGTCGCGCAGCGCGCGGACGAGCTCGTCGACCATGTCCTTGCCGATGTATCCGGTCACGTAGATGTTCGTGGCGCCTCGCTCGGCGCCCGTCGCATCGCCGCCCGGAATCACTGGCAGCGGGTTGCTCGGCGTGCCCAGCCCCGTGTTTCCGATCCCGCCGCGGTTCCCCGACAGCACGTTGGCGACGTCGAGCACGCCGCCCGCCACAATCAGCGCCGCGTTGATCTTTCCGAGCGCGATCGTCTTCGTGTAGGCCGCCTGCGCGCGCACCAGCGAGGTCGGGTCGCCAGGGACGAGCTGCGACGCATATGCCAGCATCGCCGCCGTCTTGGACGCGAGGAGCGTCTCCTGCACCGCGCGGAACTTCTGGATGGCAATCGCGGCGATGGCGAAGGCCTTGTTCTTCGCGCCCAGCGTGTTCAGCAAGTTCACGGCATTGAAGGCAACCGCCTCGCGCAGGGAGTTCTCCGCCGCGAGCGCCGACTCCTGTATCTCGAGGCGGTCCAGCGCGCTCTCGCGCGCGATGTCCGTCTTGAGCTGTTCGAACAGCTGGAAGTTCTCGAAGTCGAGCGTGAGCGCCTCGAGCGTCTGCTCGGAGATCAGGGCCAGCGTCTGCTCGTTGCGCGTGATGGGATCGAGGTCAATGAAGCGGCTGCCGTCGCCCTGCTGCGGCAGGTTCACATCGGGGCTGTCCCCGGTGACCGCGAGCGCACCGAGGGCGCCCTGCACCTCGGCCGCCGTGTTCTGCAGGACGTTGGTGACGGTCTCGCGCAGGCGGGTCTCGAGCTGCCGGCCGAGGATCTGATCTTGAACCTGAGCGATCTGCTGATTGATCTCGTCGATCGCTTCTTTGTTGTCGACGACCCCTACGAACTCGCCTACAGCTACGACGGAGTTCTCCAGCTCATCGCGCCGTCGATCGAGCTCCTCGAGGCGCAGCTGCAGCTGAGCGTCAACGTCATCGGTGCCGACCAGGTTCAGCGCGAGCTGGCCGAGGCGCCGCTGGAAGAAGCCGGACACCGTTGCGCTCAGCTTCTTGAGGGCGCTGTCGGCCGCTCCGATGCCGGCCGCCGTGGTCGTGTTGAGCGTGATTCCGAGCCGATCCGCTTCGGCCGTCAGTTCCGCGATCCCTTCGCTGCCCTGGTTGAGCAGCGGGATCAGCTCGGCGCCGGCCTTGCCGAACAGCTCGACGGCGATGCGGGTCTGGTCTGCCGGATCCACGATCGTGCGGAAACGGTCGGCGATGGTCCCGAGCTGTTCGTCGATGCGCAGCCCGCGCAGCTGCTCGGCCTCGAGCCCGAGCAGCGCGAACTTCTCGCGCGCCGAGTCGGTTCCGCTGCCCGCCGCGGACAGGTTCTTTTGAAAGTCCTTGATGCTGCGGGTGAGGCTTTCGAACTGAACGTCGTTCTGCTCGGCCGCGAACTTGAGCCGCGAGAGATCCTCGACGGCGATGCCGGAACGTGCCGCCGCGTCACCGATAGCGTCTGCCGCCTCGAAAGCCTGCTGCGCGAAGGAGATCAGCGCGCCGGCCGAGACCAGGCCGACGATCTGCGACTTGAAGTCGCTGGCGAAGCTGGTGAGGCTCTTGAGGGCCTTGGCGGTGACTTCACCCTGGTCCTTCAGTTTGCCGAGGTCGCGCCGGACCTTTTCGAGCTCCGCTGCGAACTTTGCGCTGCGCGCCTCGAAGTCCGCTGTGACTGTCCCTGCGCTTGCCATGGCCCGCTCCCTTCTTGATGCGCTTCATTACCTTCGGATCGAGCGGCGCGGGTATCGAGCGCGGCATGAAGTCCGACACGTTCACGTTCTTCGCACCGGCCGATCGAGCGATCAGCGTGGCGATGATTGCGGCGCGCTGGTCTTCGGCCCGCGGTCCGAAGGGTTCCATCTCGGCGTACTTCAGCCAGTCAGTGAACTCCCGCGAGTCCATGCTGGCGTACAGTTGCGCGACCGAACAGCCCAGCGCCAGCGCGAGACGATGGGCGAAGATGCGCTCCGGTCGCGCTCTCAGTTTTTTGCTGCGGTGTCCTCGGCCTTCTTGCTCAGGCCGGATTCATCGAGCAGCCGCTGAGCGATCTCGAAAACCTCGCCGCGATCTTCCCACTCCGAGAAGACCTTCAGCGCGTGCTCCGGGCTTTCGAACACCTTGTTGCCGAGCTTGTCGACGATGCCGTGAGCGCACGCAAAGACCGCGATGCGCCAGGTCGTCTCCATCTGCCCCGCGCCTTCTTCCTTGAGGTCGGCCAGCATGTCGGTGAAACATGCACGAGTGAACCCATCGAAGGCCTGCAGGTAGATGACCCGGTTGCCCAGGTCATACTCGATAAGCGGTCGGGTCTTGCGCCGGGACTCGAAGAACTCGAGTTCCTTCACGGAGTCACCGTGATTGAACCAGAGACCTTGATGCTCATCGACACCTTCACGGCGGCTTCGCTGGTCAGCTCCTCTTTCGTGAAGCTGGACACGAAGCCGCGGAAGTCCCAGACCTCCGCGCCCGCATCGCTCCACTGGATGCGGAAGTTGCGGAACTGGTTCACCGGGTTGCGGCCGTCCGAGAACATGTCCTCGTGCGGCACATCGGTGAAGTTGCGAACGTAGGTCAGCTCGACGGTCTGCGCCTCGAGGCCGCCGCCGAACTGCAGCGTGCCATCGGAAAGCGTCGGCTCCTCGGTCGTCTTCTTGACGAAGCCCGGTGCCGTCAGCGAGGTGACGAACGCGATGCTGCGGAAGGTGTCCGAGCCGGGGGCCGGCAGCGACTCCGCGGCGGAATTCACGGCAAGGCCTGCCCGGAAGAGGGTGCCTGCGCCCAGTGCGGTACTCATAGTGTGCGGTTCCTTTAGTCGAGATACACGAACGAGAAGTCGAGCACGAGGTGACGGGTCTTGCGGTCCCCGTCGTCATCAGAGAAGTCGGCGACGTTGTCGGCCGAGCACCACATCACCTGAGTGGTGCCCATCAGCCGGCGCTGGCCGTCGAGATAGGCCTTGATCGCGCGCGCGGTCTGAGCCATCTCCGGGTACTGACGGCCATAGACGTCGACCCGGAAGGTGGCGCGAGACTGGATCAGCTCACCGCTGAGGCTGCGCTCGTCGTTGCCAGTGACGCGGGTCACGGCGACGGCCGGATACTCGGTCAGCTGTGGCAGGAGCGAAGTGTGCACGCGCACGCCAGCAGGCGTGCCGAGCGCCTGCAGCGCGGCAATGAGGTTCTCGTCGATCACTTGCGGCGCCTCAGCTCGGTGCGGATGGCCTTCTCGAGCTGCTCCGCGAAGATGTTGATGACCCGTTGCGCGTTGCTCGAGATCGCGCGGCCCATGAACTTGACGGGCTTCACGCCGCGCTTCGTGCCGAACTCGAGGAAGTGGCCGTAGTACATGCCGCGGATCGGCTTCTTGCGGCTGTAGAAGATGTTGTGCAGCGCAACCGCCTGCCGATTGTTGCGGCGAGGGGTCACGACGACGCGCGCCACGAGCGACTTGTCCTGGCCACCGAACCGCAGGCCTTTGCCCTTGCCGGCGCTCTGGATCGCCCGCGCCATGGCAACGGCCAGCGCGCCGGAGCGGCGCGGCGCATTGGCCTTGGCGTGCTCGAGCACGGGAACCATGGCCGGCCACATCGCCCGGCGCAGCGCGCGCTCGCGGCCGATCGTGGACAACGCCTGGAGCTTCTCGTCGAGCTCGTCGATCCCTTCAAACCTGAGCGAGATCTCGTCCATGCTCGGTGCACATGATCTCGAGCGATGCGTGCCGCTCGTCGCGGTCGATGACCGCGCGGATGTCGAAGATGCGGTCGAGTCCGGTCGAAGGATCGCGCCAGACGATCCGATCGCGCGGCGTGATGCCCGCGAGATAGCGGACCGTGATGCGGTGGGAGACCTCCGACTGCACGGTCTGCCCGGCCAGGTACTCGCGGCCAGACAGCGGCTCGACGGCCGCCCACAGCGTGGCGACCGTCGACCAGGTGCCGACAGGATCGCCGAACTCGTTGAGCGTGCCGATCGGCCGCTGCAGCGCGACCTGGTGACGCAGCCGACCGGCGCGCATGGGTTAGGCCGTGGCCCCGATCAGGAGGATGTCGTAGGTGACCGAGCTGCCGCCCGCGCTGTTCGCGATGCGCAGCAGATCGGCCGTGGTCGCGGTGACCGGCCAGCCGGTGGCGTCGTTGCAGGCCCACAGCTCGAAGCCGCCTGGGCGCACCGCCTTCGTGTGCGTCGCGGCACCGAACGGGCCCACCCATGCGTTCGACGGAGCACCGCCGACGACGACGTTGTTGACGTTCGCGGCCAGCGCGGCGATGCCGACGGCCTTGATGCGCGCGAACGCGATATTCGTGCCGAAGGGGTTCTGCAGCGAAGCGCCCGACAGGTCCAGATCTTCGAAGGCCGACGCGGCAAGCGTGCGGCGAGCGCGGTAGACCTGATTGGCCTGGCCGGCTCCGGTGCCATCGACGAGCAGCACCTGTCCGGGGAATTCCAGCGGGAGTGACGCCTCGCCGAGACCCACGGCCTGCGTGAGAAGACCCTGGATAGCAGCGATCAGAGATACGTTCAGCGGCATGGTGACTCCGGATTCAGGCCTCAGCGAGGCGGTGGTTCAGTAGAAAACGCGGTACGGGAACAGCAGCGCCTCGGCGCCGCGGGGCATTTCGTTGGCGCTGGGACCGATCACCACATCCTCGCGGTGTTCGTACAGGTGCCCGAGCGTCAGCAGGATGGCGGCGCGGACCGGCTCAGGGATCTGCGCGTAGCCGGCGACGTAGCGCACGGTGATGGCTGCCATCTGATCGCGCACAGCCGGCCAGGTGATGCCGTAGGCCGGCTCGATGCGCCCCTCGATGCCGGTTGCGTCGACCTGATACTGCGAGGGATCAAGCGTCTGCGCGACGCCTGCGGTGTCGACGTAGGAGACCGAGGTCACCGACACCAACGGCGAGCGCAACAGCACGAGCCGCTGGCGGGCATCGTGCGTGCACGGGTAGCCGTAGTCGAAGGTCTGGTCGAACGTCTGCAGTGCCAGCGCCCGCCGAGTGTAGTTCTCGGCAGCCGCGCGCGCCGCCATGAGGTACGTCGCGATCAGCGCGTCCTCGGTCGAGTTCGAGACGCGCAGGTGCGCTTTCGCCTCGGCCAGGGACACTGGCTCGGCGGTCGGCGCGGTGACGAGGGACAGGCCCATGGGCTAGCTCAGCCGCTCGACTTGTTCTCGGGCGCGCCCTTCTTGCCCTTGCCTTCCGGCTGATCGGCGTCGACCGCCCAGCCTTCGCGCGTGGCGATCTCGATCAGTTCGGCATCGTCGGTTTCGACGACGTCACCGGCCGAGTACTGGCGAACTTCCACGCCGCGATGCGCGAACGCGAAGTCGGTCTTGATCTTGAGGTTCATGGATAGCCCTTTTCGAATGGTTACGTGAGAGAAGGAGGGGCCGTTGCCGGCCCCTCCGTGATCGACGCCTCGATCAGGTCGTCGAGATGCGCAGCAGCTTGATCGCCTGCGTGTTGCGCAGACGGCCGCCGACACGCTTGCGGATGTAGAACTGCACGAAGCCCGGCAGCGTGATCTCGTCGCGGGTCATCCGCATCCCGACGCGGTCCGCGATCAGGTAGCCCTCGCGGAAATCGCCGAACGCCAGCGGGAAGGCGTTGGCGGCCACCGCCGGCATGTCCTCGGCCTCGGTGATGCCGTAGCCCATGAAGGTTTCCGGCTGACCGGCGACCAGGGACGGCTGCCACAGGTACTGGTTCGTCGTGTCCTTGTACTTGCGCATCGCCGCGAGCACGAGCTTGCTGGTGACCCAGCGAGCGTTCGCGCGATAGCGGGCGCGGAGCGAGTACACGAGGTCGTAGAACACGTCGGCGCTGGTCGGCAGCGCGGCCGCCTGGCCGCTCGGCACGTACTGCAGCGTGCCGAACGCACGGCCCGCGTCAGCAGTGACCACGGGCGTCGGGCCGGACAGGAAGCCGGTCGGACGGTTGGTGCCGCTGCCGGCGACGAACGCGGCGCCTTCGCCCTGCGCGATCGCCTCGGCGGCCGAGGTGATCAGCCAGTTCTCGACGTCGAAGAACAGATCGTCGAGCGACTCCTCGGAAGCGCGCGGCCGAGCGGACGCGGTGCCGAAGGTCGGCGCGACTTCCGCGAGGTCCGGCGTGTTGGTCTGGCTGCGAGCGCCAGCCTCACCAACCCACTCGAACGCCGCGCCGTTGACGTCGAACAGCTCCTTGTAGTCGGGGCTGCCGACGGTGCGCACCGTGGCGATCTGGCGGATCGGGCTGATGTCGACCGACAGTCGGGCGATCGCGCGCTCGATCACTTCCGGCAGCGCGAAGCCACCGGCCGAGCCCGTCGAGGTGACCGTCTGCGCCGCGCGCATTTCGCGGGGGCCAGTGGCGCGTGCGTCCAGGGCTCGCGCGGCCTGCGTGGCGCGCTGCTGGCGTTCGGGATCCTTCGGAGCCCGCAGCCAGTCGAAGAAGGCGTGCCGGTACTCGGCGGCCTCGCGCGACTCGTCGTCGTTGCCGCTTTCGTTGCCGCGCGCGCCGGGGCGCGCCAGCTTCGTCTCGACCTTCTCCAGGCGCGACTTGGCCTCGTTCAGGCCGTCGATCGCGGAATCGATGCGGGCCAGCTTGGCATCGAGGTCTGCCGTGCCCTTGCCGGCCTTGATGGCCTCGAGGCGCTGGTCGTTCGTCTTCTTGTACTCCTCGAACGCCGTGGCAATCTTGTCGAGCGCGTCGGCGACGGAGGCGATGGTCGGGGTGTCGCGGCGCTCGTACAGAGCCAGCAGGGCGCCGGCGACGAGCAGGCGCGCGCGGAACGCCGCGAAATCGCGGTGCATGTTCTTCATAGTCATATCCTTTTCAGGTGGTGAGGGAGTTGAGCAGCCGCTGAGCGGCTCCAATGGCGTGCGCGGTCGATTGCGCGGCCTCACGCCGCTCCTCTCCCATGCGCATGACGCGCGAGACCAGGCTCGTCGCGTCGGCTTTGCTGAACCCGGCCTCTCGCAGGATTCGCTCTGCATCTTTCGGGGTGACGGCCTCGTCGGCCGCCGCCTTCACGTTCGTGACCCGTGCCTTCGAGTTCGCCGGGAACGTGACCAGCGAGACCTCCCAAAGGTCGATCTCGGTCAGCGTCCGGACCTCGCTTTCGCGGTCGTAGGCCCACTGCTTCGACACGAAGCCGATCGACAGGCCGTTGAGCGCGCCGAGCTTCAGCAGCGCGTGCGCCTCCTTGCCGCGGACGGTTTCGAGCGCGAGCTGGCCCTTGACCCGCAGGCCCTTGGCGTCTTCGACCATCTCGGACCACACGCCGATCGGCTCGTCGGAGTCGTGCTGCCAGAGCATCGCCGGCATCGTGCCTGCGGCCTTGTGGGCCTTGAGTGACTCGACGAAGGCGCCGGCGGCGATTACATCGTCGTAGTCGTCACGCACGCCGAACACCGAGCCGTAGCCCTCGATGGTGCCGTCTTCCGACACGGCGCGGATCTCGAGCACGCACGAGCGAGTCTCGCGCGCCGTCGCGCTGTCACGCTTCTGGATCTGGGGGCGGGTCTTGTTCATCGCCGTTGTTCCTGTTGCCTGCGTTCATGTTCAGCGGGGTGAGCGGCTCGTCGAGCCCCGGCAGCGGATCCTTGCCTTCCTCGTCGCGCAGCTCGTTGCGCGTGTAGATGCCCATCTCGGCCATCGTCCGCGCCCACATGGCGCGATCCTTCATCGATCCCGACATCAGGTAGCGGACGTCGAACTCGGCGAACAGCGGACCGCTGCCGTCGAGCAGCATCTCGTCGATTCGCTGCGTCCAGGCGCGGTGCCACGGCGCAAGCGTGTGCTTCACGTGCGCACCGAAGAAGGCCTCGGTGCTGGCGAAGGTCGACGACTTGTCGGAGTGCCCGACCATGATCGGGAACACGCCGTAGCCGCGGCAGATCTCCTCGACCTGGAACCGGCGCGTCTCGAGGTGCTGCGCGTCGACGCCGGAGATCGCCATCGAGGTCCACTTGGCCGACCGGTCGAGGATCAGCGGCGTGCCGGCCTTGTCCGGCCCTGACCGGCTCTTGATCCATCCCGACAGGCGATCGTGCTGTTCCGGGGTCAGCGGCCCGTCTACCGAGTAGACGCCGGTCGCGCGCAGCCCGTTCTCGTGCATCGCCGCCTGGCTGCGCTCCGACGCCATGCCGAGGCCGATCGCGTTGCGCGCGAGGAAGACTGCATCGAGGCTGTTGACCCAGTCCCATTGCACGCCGTGCAGCACGAAGACGTCGTCCGGCATGAACTCGCCGACCAGGCCGAAGTCGTCCCAGCACCGGTAGCGCAGCTCGTAGCGGCTGACCTGCCGGACATCCCACCGGCCGGGCGGAATCGGGATCAGCTCACGGATCCGCCGATTGTCGCCGCGCACCTTGATGGACAGGCCGGCGCCGGCGAGCGCAGCGTGCACGGTCATCATGCGCCGCCACTCGAAGGAGGTCTGCCACTCGTTCGGGCGACGCGCCAGCAGCCGGTACTCCGGAATGTTCTCCGCGCGCTCGCGCGTCCGGTCCGCCTTGTAGCGGTACACCTCGAGGCCAGGCGTCGCGCATCCGTCGGCGATCACCTTGACGCACGCCAGCACGGTCGAGACCTGCAGCGCCGTCTTTGCCGTGACCGTGACGCCGGCCACCGAGCTCGCGCCGCCGCCGTCGATCAGTGCCGCGATCTGGTCGTAGGTGAGCTGCGCAGCCTTGCGCTCGCTGACCGCTCGAGAGAAGAACCCCATCAGGCGCCCCCTTCACGGCGAGCGGCCAGCAGGCCGAAGGCGAAGGCAAACCCGCCGGCGACGATCCAGCCCGCGGGCGTGAAAATCTGGCCGGCGCCGTAGGACATGCAGCCGATACCGGCCAGCATCAGCCCATCCGGCACTAGGTCGCGCGCCACCTTCGTGATCTGCTTCATGCGATCTTTTCATCCCAGAATGAGCGTGCTGCCGCCGGGTTGAGCGCCATGATCGTGACGGCCGAGAACCCCGCCATCAGCGGATCAATCTTTGCGCTGCCGCTGGCCTGCTTCGTGATCGTGATCGCGTTGCCGACCTTGACGACGCGCGCATTGCCGACGCACCACGCCATCAGGCCCTGGCCGCCGTGAGTGATCTCGCCGCCGGCGAGCCCGCGCTCCGCAGTCTTGATCGCGCCGTTGAGCTTCCAGCCCTGCTGCACGGCGGTGATCTGCTCGAGCGTGAACCCGCGCTCCTCGCTGGTGAGCTCGTCGATCAGTGCACCGATGCCCGCAGGGTCCACGCCGATTGCGTGCTTCTCGGGAAGCAGGCCAGCATCCCGGACCCGGCAGATGATGTCGGCCACCTGCACGACGTCCTCGCCCGGCAGCGCAACGATCGTCAGGTCGCCGTCACGGCGGAAGTCCTGCAGGCGTGGCGCGATGTCCTTGCGGCGCTGCATGGCGATCTCGTGCGCCCATGCGTGCGACCACCACAGCCAGCGCCGCGTGTCCTTCTCGCGGCCGATCACTGCAATGCCGAGCAGGTCGTCCAGGCCGCCGCCGTCGAGGCCGACGGTGCAGATCTCCGAGCGCTCGAGCAGCGCGTCGAGCGTGAGCGTCTTGTCGCCGCAGGCCTCCCAGAAGTCCGCCCCGGCCCACCTGTCCGAGCGCAGCGAGGTGCCGATCTCGACGTTGAGGTGCTTGGCCAGGAACTGCTGGAACGTGCCGTCCGTCTTGTGCTGCTGCTTGCGCAGCTCGTCGCTCAGCCACTCCGCGCTAACGGATCGGCCGATGTTCGGGTTGGTGACGTAGAAGTTCGCCGGCTCGAGGTAGGCCTTCGCCTCGATCATCGCGCTCGGGTACTCGTACAGCACCGGCAGGAACCGACGGTCCTCGATCTTCCCGTCGCGCACGTTGCGCGCGTACCGCAGCTTCTCGAGGAACACGCCGGCGGGCGGCTGGTCGCTCTGCGTCGTCAGATAGATGACGAACCCTTCCGGGCGCGACACCTGGCCGCCGAGCGCCTCCATGAACATCGATTCGGCGTTGGCCTTGGTGCCGAAGAGCCAGTGCTCGTCGACCAGCACCCGGCCGGCCTTCTTGCCCGACACCGTGTCCGTGTCCGCTGCGACCACCTTCAGCGATGCGCGCGTCACGCGGTGCGTGATCGTGCGCACGTGATCCTGCACGTGGAACAGCGCCGAGAGCTCCTCGTCGGCGCGCACCATGGCGGCGGCCGGCCGGAAGCTGTTGTCGGCGACCTCCTTGGTCGGCGCCAGAATGAGGTGCTCCTCCTCCTCGCGCCAGCACAGGATCAGTGCCGTCAGCATCACGCCGGCGGCCAACGTCGACTTCGTGTTCTTCTTGCTGATCAGCAGATAGAACTCGCGGATCAGCTGCGCGCCGGTCTCCGGGTCGTTGGCGCCGAAGATCGCCGCCACGAAATCGAAGACCCACTGCTCCGAGCACTCGCCGAACGTCGGCCGTCCGGGGATGTCGACCACCCGCAGCTGCTTGAAGATCGCCAGCGCCTGGTCGGCGCGCTCCTCAAAGATCGGCGCCGGGATGATCGAGCGGCGCGCGACCAGGCGATCCGCCCAGTCGGGGCAAGCCGTGCTCCACTGCATCAGACCTTCTTACCGGCCACTGCGGCCAGGCGCGGCGGCGCGGGCGCGAACCGGCTGACGATGCCCTTCGCCTCTTCGTTGCGCTGCTCCTTCTTGCCCGTCTCGCCCAGCTTCTTGTGCTGGAACGGCAGCAGCGCCTGGGCAGCCCTCAACTGGGTGTCGTTCGCGATGATCTGACCGGACATGACGCGCTCGAGGAACAGCTTGGCGTCGGTGGTGTCGACGGCGCTCGCTGGGGCGTCAGGCTCCGCGGGCTTGTCGGACTTGGCCGGCGAGCTCACGGTGGCCGCCGAGGGCGCGGCCGGCTTCGGGTGCTTCGGCTTGCGTCCGGCCCCGGGGCGCTTCCCGCCTGCGTTCTTCCGAGGGCCTCCGCTGCGGCCCTTTACCCCTGCCATTTGCTGATTCCTGTTTGCTGATTTGCCCCTATGGGGGATTTTTTCCGCACGTGAGGTGGTGGTCGGTGGCGAACCGAGGGGCCCCGAAGAGTCGACCCCCCCCCCTCCTACCCTTTTCGGGCAAACCAGTGCTCTTCTGTCTCGCGGTCGCGGTAGGTGCGGTCCGCCTGCAACCCTCGCGCGCTTCTGGGCGGGCCTTGCTGGCCACGCGGCATAGTCAGCGCCGCTCGCAACGGCCAGCCGGTGTTCAGCCTGAGCCGCAAAGAGGCGCGACTGATACCAAGCGTCGCGGCCCACTCACCGAGGGGTCTCTCTATGCCGTCGAGAGTAAGCATCGATGATCGACGCGCGCGTTGGGTACGCACCATCTTGTGCGTGCCGCGCCGCTGGTTACAGAAAGCGCAGCTGAAGACCAAGTTCTCGACAGCGTTGTTGTCCTTCACACAGTCGAGATGGTCAATGTGAAGGTTGTCCCAATGAACCTCGGTGCCACACCAATTGCAATCAAATGGCCCAGCGCCATGTCGATCAAACATCGCCTTGCGATGCTCGCGCAGCCACCCGTTCTTTCCTGCCAGCGGGTGGCCTGGCGACCGAACTACAACATATCCGGCGCTGTCTCTGAGCCGGTCTCTCGCTGCTAGAGAAAGCGCTCCAGTTCTCCGCAAACGGTAGTAGTGCATTTCGCAGTAGGGGCTGCCCTTGCTGCGGGGCTTCTTGCCACATCCATCGACGGAACAATCGCTGATAGCATCTGACGCAGCCATTCCGACTCCTTCGAAGTCGCTGTGGTTAGAAGCTCGGTCAGATTGGCGTCTGATCGGGCTTCGCTATCTGAGGCCTGCTTCGCGCTCTTCGCGAGCTTTCGCACCATTGTGATGCGATGCACACAACGGCTGGTGATTGCTCTGGTCCCAGAAAAGCGCCTGGTCACCTTGGTGCGGAACGATGTGATCGACCACGGTCGCGGCTGTCACCAGCCCCTCAGCTTTGCACATCACGCACAGCGGATTGGCTTGTAAAAAGCCGACCCGGTACTTGCGCCAGCGGTAGTCGTAGCCGCGCTCTTCGCGGCTTTGTTTGCCTGCTCGCCAGCCTGTGTTGCTCACGACGCTCAGGCGCTGCGGCACAGAAGCCAGGCGATCAGGCAACGCGCGCAGCCTGCTCATGCCCCTCGGAACACGCGCAGCGTCAGCGTGCCGACCAGCTCCTCGCCATTGCTGAGCGTGGCCACTGATCGCACATCGTAGAGCTGGCCATGCGTGCCGCCGCTGATGCGCACCACCGTGCGCGCGTTGGCGAGGTCTGGCGTCTCAAGCTCCTCGGTGAGGCCCGCTGGCACCGTGGTGTTGATGGCAGTCACCGTGGTCGACGCAGGCAGCTCGGCCGAGAAGTTGAACTCCCAGTTCAGCTCGGCAGCGGGATCCTTGGTGGCGAAGTCATTGATGCTCATCAGCTCACCGTTCTGCCCTTGCCGTCGACCGTGACGATGCGTGCTCCACGTGAAACGTCGACCTTGCGCGACGCTGAGTCCACCCGTACGACGCGGCGCGACGACACGCCAGGGATGTTCAGGATCGCCGCAGCCAGCACGATGTCCGGCTGGTCGCTGAACGCCGCGTTGAACGTGATCGTGCGGGTGAAGCCTGCGGCCTGTACCCAGTCTGGCTGGTCGACGCTTGCGACGTTGCCGACGATGCTGAGGCTCGCCGATGCTGCCAGCGCGTCTGCTGCGTCGAAGATCGCCGCATCGAACACCGACACGACCAGGACGCCGGCCGTCGCGTTGACCGCGTCCGGGCGATCCACGATCGCCGCATTGGCGGTGATCGACAGCGCAGCCGCGGCGCTCAGCGTGTCCGGCAGATCCGTGACCGTAGCATTGGCGGTCACCGCCACGGAGGCGGTCGCTGCGACGCTGTCGGGGCGATCCTGCAGAGCTGCGTCGCCCGAGCTCTGAATCGAGCCCAGCGTGGCCGCAGCGGTCACGCTGTCGGGCCGGTCGACGGCCGTCAGCGTCGCCGTGACGGTGACCTGCGCCTGGCTGGTCAGCGTGTCAGGGCGGTCCGTGATCGCAGCGGCCGCGAACAGCTCGACGTACTGCGTCGCCGGGTCGCCCCAGGCCTGCTCGCTGATCGACCAGACGCGGACGACGAACGAGGTGACCGTCGATCCCGACGACAGCGAGAACGTCGCGTCCGGCAGGATCGTGACTTCGCTCACGGCGCCGCCAACGGCCGACAGCACCTCGATGCGATCGCCGACCTCAAGGTCAGGCGAGGCCGTGATGCGGTAGTCGCTGGTCCCGTTGATCGACGTCAACAGGACGCCGGGGCCTGCAGTGCTCGCGACCCGGTCGGGCTGATCGAATGCCGTGAGGTTGGCGACGAACGGCGGCGGGCCGCTCGTCATGCCGGCGCCGCCGAGCTCCATCAGGAGCAGCGAGCGGAACCCCATCGGGTTGAAGCTGGCCGTGGCGTTCAGCCGATCCGGCTGATCTGTGGCGGCCGCATTGCCCGTGATGCCAAGCGAAGCCGTGGCGCTGGCGGTATCCGGCTGGTCGAACGCCGACAGCGTCCCGATCAGCGGTGAGACCGCGGGGCGACCCGCGCCGCCCAGCTCCATCAGCAGCAGCGATCGGAAGCCGATCAGCGTGCTGCTCGTCGCCGACGCGCTGACGCCGTCTGGGCGATCCTGCAGCGCAGCCGAGGCC